CCTTGCGGGGCCCTGGGCGCAGTGCAGTGAATGTACTCTCTTCTACAGGGAGTACTCTGGGGATTATCCCCACATAACCAGATAGGCTTTCCGGCCTTGTTAACAGGAGGTGGCACAACTGAACCGTCGTACACGGATAATTCCGTATACTGGACCAGTTGGTGGTGAAATGACAATTAAACGTGTCAATCACCAAGTAGATCCCGCTCAGCATGAGATTTTCGTCTCAGGTGGGGCGGTACCTGCTATCACCCAGTGTTTTCAAGGGTATCAGATTACTGATACAGAAAGTCATCCTGAATGGACTCGACGCCGTAAGGGTCGGTTCCATATGGATATTGGAGGTCCTTTCTACACCAAGAAGTGGGAATCCTTTGTTAATACATTGGGTTCTACTTCGCGGCGTTTTAAGGAAGGGCAGGAGTTTCCTGCTTGGCCTGATGGTAGATTGGAGTACGATAACACCTTTTCAGGTGCCGTGCTCCCTCTCCCACCTGATCAAATGTCTTATGGTAACCTTATTGAATCCGACGATAACTCGTTGGATCGATTTGGTACCGAGGCAATTGCTCAGTGTAGCCCCTCTAATTCATCCGTCGATCTATCCGTTGCTATCGGTGAGCTTTTCAAAGAGGGCATCCCTGCTCTCATTGGCGGCACACTGAAAACGTGGAAGGGACTTTCTGGCCGTGATCGCCGAAGGGCGATTGGTCAGGAGTATCTCAACTACGAGTTCGGATGGAAGCCTCTTGTCAATGATCTTCTGGGCTTTTGCTCAGGAGTCATTTCTGCTCATAACGTCTTTCAGGCGTATGAGCGGAATTCTGGCAAGATGGTAAGACGGCAGTATGACTTCCCGGAACAGACGTCTACGGACATCCAGGTGGTAGCATCCAATGTATCACCTTGGTATAGTCCGTCTTCGACACTTGTAGAAGTGCCGGGGACGTCTGGCTTGGGTACGGTTTATCGTAGCGATAAGCTTACGATACGTCGTTGGTTCCGTGGTGCCTTTTGCTACTACGTCCCTCCGATCAGTGATGATCTGACGGACGAAATGGCTCGTGCGTTTATTTATGCACGTAAGACACTGGGGATATCATTGACGCCAGATACTATCTGGAACCTCACCCCATGGAGTTGGGCTGTCGATTGGTTCGGTAATACAGGGGACGTTCTGTCCAACTGGACCGACTGGGCTATCGACAATCAGGTGTTGATGTATGGTTACATCATGGAGCATAAGCGCCATGAGCGTACCTATACGTATGCGGGTCCATCCAATTTGGATGGATGCATTCCGAATGACGTCACACTTGTCGTTGAGACGAAGGTGCGTCGTCCGGCTACACCATATGGTTTTGGTTTTCGATGGGAGGATTTCTCCGACCGTCAGAAAACGATCGTCGCCGCGCTTGGCATCAGCCGAACGCGATGACGGACTCACTGTTTAGCGTCGAAACGCCAATTAGGGAGTCCAACCGGGCTCCTAGGAGTGATGCCTGTGTCATTCACTGATCCGCTCTCGATCACCATTTCGGGAGTTACGACTTCGCTTCCCCGCACCGGCGATGCGCCGGGTACGGGAGACGGAACCGTTTACCGAAGTGGTGACGGACTCATTGTGCTTACGGCTAGCCATGACCTGGCTAAGCGTGCGCGCAGGGTCCTTCGGATCGACACTTCGAAGTTGACAGCTGACCCTTTCAAGCCAGCTGAGAACGTCAAGGTTGCCATGAGTAACTACATGGTCTTTGACATTCCGCCCGCCGGCTTTACGCCGGCTGAGGCGCTCGCGGTTTACTCGGGCTTCAAAACCCTGTTTTCCGCAACTTCGGATGCGATGATCGTAAAGTTGCTCGGCGGCGAGTCGTAGAGTCTTTGGTCTGGTTTACCGGACCTGGCTCTAACGGCCTGCTTGTCGTTCAACTCCGCTCATCGTGTCGCGTGATAGTGGCAATTCCGAGAATAGCGATCTCAATGGAGATCGTGACTCTTTAAGGGAATTGCGCTGGTCGTCTCGACGGATTGCTCCGGAGGGCCGACGTAGCACTGATGTAAATCCGCGTGCTGACTTTACCAAGAAGTTTTTGGTAGTCACTATTGCGGTTGTCAATGCTCTCTATCTAGCAAGTGAGGCCTTTCTAACGGCTATTAATGCCTGTTAGAAATGTATGCCTTGTGATGTTGTTGACACGGGCTAGGGACTGACTAACCGCCTGATAAAGGAGGCAGTCATGAAAAGCCTGATGTCACTCTGGTCAGTCGCAGCCAAAGAATTGGCTGCGAGATGTTGCACTAGCGCCACTCTCGACATAAAAACTGTCGAGAGTCGGATCAAGCACGAGGGGCTATCGTTTTTTGCGATAACCCTGGCGGACCTTGGAAAGATCACCCAAAAGTGGTTAGACCAAGGTTTCGTCGTCCCTTCCGAATGCCTCGCGTTTAAAACCGCGGGCGGACAGAGTAGGCTCCCTGCTTTTATGCAAGGTTTCTACGGACGTGTGTTTGATCCTTGTAGTGGCACACTACTGGATGAGCCAGATATTGAAGCAATCTATGCTATTCGTCAGTTGACACTGATGTGTAGCAAGATAGCCCTTCCAAGACATCCCGCATATCAAAGCGGAAATGTCTATCGGCACGTAAGTTCCGATCGTGAAAGGTTAGCAATATCTGAGTTCGTTCAGTGTGAGCAGGATGTTAAGTTCTCAGACTCGATTACAGATCCTCTTTATATGGAGGATTTGTCTCGTGTGTCTGAGGTGCTTTTTGGGAAGATGTTTGACTGGATGGAAGGAATTCTATCCACTCAGCTTCTTCTTCCGAAGCACGGCCCAGGCGCTGTCGCGGATCGTATTTCCAGTAATGGAAAATACGATTCGCGAACCTGGACCACCAGACTTCAGGCGGTTTTTCCGGCTGAAGACTACGCTGTTGCGAATGGCCATTTCAATGGTTCATCCGTATCGACTCGTAGTTACTGCGAATCGGCGTCCGCGCACTGTTATAGTACGCGGACTACAGCGTTTAACATCCTCGAACCCGGCGCCGAACTCCCTTCTCGGGTAGTTACGGTGCCTAAGACGCTCAAGTCACCCCGAATCATCGCGATTGAGCCTACTTGTATGCAGTTTATGCAACAAGCTCTCTCTCGTTTGTTTCGTGATGGAATTGAGAGGTATTACCCCCTCTCTTCCATGATTGGAATCGCTGACCAGGAACCCAATAGGGTTCTCGCTCGCGAAGGCTCCCTCAGCGGGGAACTTGCTACACTCGATTTGAGTGAAGCTTCCGATCGTGTCTCGAATCAGCACGTACTAGCCCTTTTTGCC